TTCCTGGCCTTTTAATCGTGGGATCACAAACCATGTGTCAAAAGTTGTGAATCCTGGCTTTATGCTGGAGTGCGGATCCCTACCGCTATACTAAATTGGAGTGCCGGATCTCAACGGCTATAACAAGTGAGACATCCTAGTAGGGCTTGCATGGGACTCGTAGTGTCTGTCCTGCCTAGTGAGAAGATACGTCGAAAGTTAAGACTCCGTATTTCCTGATAGTGAAAACTATTGGAGTGCTGAATAACAACAGCTATAACAAATAGTTAATTAATTTTTTTTTCTTTTCTTTTCTTCCTAATCATCTGTCCCTTCCTTTGACTTCCCTTGGATTGGAACCAGTTGATTCTTATAATTATGATTAAGTTTAGGGTATTTGTTGGAAGAGGGTACCTTCTACTGTGAGAAATCGCAGCGCGAGTTGTTAACCCTTCTCGCGAGATTCGGTAGCTTACTATTCCCGATACGCTGTGGTATGTATAACATCCGCTACAGACCTTCGGCTGTTTAGAGTAACGAATCTGCTCAATACCATTTTCACCTAAGTTTTTCTGAGGTGGGAGTTGGAGGACCATGTAATAGTTCGATCCTTGTCAATTCCCCGGTCACCGACGATTAATAAAGATGATTTTGGAGTCTATTGAGAGTATGGGGTCTTTGCCATAGACTTGGTACTGGAATGAGGCCACAACCTTCAAATATTCTATTCGCAATCTTTTTGTAGGTTTAGACTGATGAACCGGACAAAGTACACGGATTCAGCTTTAGATGTTGGTACACCCGTTGAGTAGAACGTAACACACCGTCTATGTTATTTCGGACACTGTCTTACGCCACCTTCTATTCATCGTACTGTATTCTTTAGCTGTCTTATGTTATAAATCAACATTAATGGCATCCACAACTATTGAAGTTAATCAGGGTTTAAATGGCATTTCTTCACATACACAAAAATCATTCGAAGCGTGCTTCGGTATGGTTGCAAATCAAATGTATGTTATCATTGATGACTACATAAAATTCTCTCGAACTTTGAATCGATCAGCTTCGTATTTTTATGCGAAAGCACTTGATACAAAAGTTAAGGGTCGTTACCAAGCGACTTTTGAACAGAATTCAACAAAGGATTTTATTCGTTTACGCAATCTGTTGCGCGCGTACGTTCCAGGTATTCATTTGGGACGAGTAACAAAACAGATGCGAGATCGAAAGTTCGAGACTCAGATTTTAGATTCCCAATTAAAATCTTTGGGTTCTAATCTAACATCGTTATTTAATTTACCATCTACGATATCTACAGCAGCTAAAGAAGCTGTAGATTTGTTTCGCCACGCTAATGACACATTGAATGGAATCGATAGTGTTATGGCTTCTGTTACAAATATTATTCAGAAACTAGCAACAGCTACAGAAACGATTGTCGCAAATGGTAGTAAAATTTTAACATGGGCACTGAAGGTCATTAGCTTCTTGCAATTGATTTCTCAGAAACATAATCAGACACCATTGAATATTGCAAGTATTGTTACTTTGATTTTGCCGTCAGAACACGGCGAGTATTTAATTAATATCCTGCCTCTAGCTATCAAGGGGATCATAGATAACATTCGCAATACTCGGTTTCAAGCGCAAGTGATGGAAACTGAAAATAATGTTACAGTTATCACTGCGTTTTTCAATATGATAAAAGATATGTTTGCCCTAACATTTACAGGTACGCAATCATTAACATTTAAGGAAATGCGCCTCAACCAAGATCGAGTTAAATATTTTATCTCTGGAATCTCGTCTATCAAAATTGTGTATAATTATTTTGTCGAGATACTCCGTTTTGTCCTTAATGAAATCAAATCTCTTTATATAGATTATATCGGTTGTACCGGTGTTTTGGATGAGACCTATGTCACATCAATTGTAGATAAATTCTATCAATATAAATCCACAAAGAAATTTGAATTAGCCCGCCGCGAAAGTGCTTGGGCTAAAAATGTTAAAGTTTTGCATGAGGAATTGTTGGAGATTCAACGAGCGATTACACAGCGTTTAGTTAAAGATGAAAAATTCGCTCTAAAAACACTTATGCCTCATTTGCGTACCATGATTAGTGAAATTGAGGACGCTATGTTGGTTATTCCGCCATACGTTCTTAGCGGAACAGAATCATCCCGTAATAAACCATATTGGTTATATATTTTTGGTGAACCACGTATTGGAAAATCCGCATTCTTTCAACCATTACTGGTTACCGAACTTGTTGCACGATTACGTTTGACACAAGAGTATCAACATATATCGAATTATACGTATTTTCGTCGCACAGGAAGTGAATTTTGGGATGGTTACACTGATCAACTTGTTACCTGGTATAATGATATCTTTCAGTTAAATTCGCGTCCTGAAGATGTAGTTACTACGATAGCTGAACTTACAGATATTGTCGATGACAACCCGTGCGTTTTGAACATGGCCGCTTGTGAGATGAAAGATAAAGTTTACTTCACGTCTAAGATCGTTGTAAGTAATGGTCAGAATGATTTACCAGGTCAACAATTTTTAACAAATAATTGTTGGAGTAACGGTCAACATATTTTAGCGCGTCGCAATTGCGTAGTTGAATTTATTTTAAATAAGAGTTATGCAGGTGCCCGTGGTATTGACCGAGAAAAACTTCGTGTGGCTATGAGCGATCCTTCTGTACCAAAGATTACATGTGGTACAGTTGAATTGATTCCAACTGATCTTTATACAATTAAATTTCGGCATGAGATTACTGGTTATGTACGAGCTCAAACAGATCTTGTTACAGCCGTGAACGTTATTGTCGATGATATGATCAAATATATGAACAGTCAAGACTCGTTTAAATCTAAACTATTTGACTTTTTTAAACAGCGTTTCGACGACGTTGATGAGAGTGGCAAAGTTAAACCTTTAGTGAGTCTGAATCCATTGTATCAACCAGGGCCAGGAATGGATCCTAATCATATGAGTATTGTTCGATTTGATCCCAAAGTTGATCCTGAATCAATTGCGAAACAAAAAGAGCGTCGTGAAGAAGCTCTTAATAACCGTGCTTTTCGTGGTGAGATGTTTGACTTCATTCGAGGGCGTCCTACCACAACAACTACTGTTGTAGAAAATTCACCAGTAACCTTATGTACGTGTTATGATCGCTTGTGTGATTATTTTATGGTTCAAGGTAAGTCTCCTGAAGAGCGAGAAAAGTTGAGCCAGAGATTTTTATCTCCACATGTTTGTTTACCGCGAATGTCATTGTATGATGAAGAGATTAATATTTACGATCTCGTTGATCCACCAATATCTGAACCTGCGCCTGTTTCAACGTCGCGTAGGGTTTATGAAAGAGTTCGAAACGCTATTTCTAGCGCATACGAATATGTGAAATCAATTATTGCATCTGATCGCGGTATTTTAACTATAGCCATTACATCTTTCGTGCTCGTAGAATTCACTGCGGTAATGTACTCATTTATCAAAACAAAATTTCCGAGTGCTACTGATTTTGGTGAAGATTCTATCTTTGAGAGTGAGACCAGTGAAAATGCACCTTCTTATAGTGCGCCACGACTGGTTCGACGACAGAATGTTGTTGCTGAAACAAGTGAGAATACTCCAACATATGCAAAACCTATCCTTAAGCGAGCAGCAGAAAAGGTAGCACAAACTAGTGAAAATACGCCAACGTATTCGAAACCAAAAATTACACGTGCACCACGAATTGTCGGAGCCCAAGCATATGATGACCAAAATATAATGATAGAAAATTCATTACGGTCACACTTTTGTCGGCTCAGCATGTTTTGCATAAGAAATGATCGTAAGCTCGTTATGTCACAAGTGGCTACTATAGTTGCTGTCGGGGGAAACGTATTTATGACCCAAAAACATAGTTATTTGCGTTATCAACAATTATTGGCAGCAGCTCAGGAGCACAATTGTGAGATGAACTACGAGCTCCATACATGTACTCGAACTACCATGTCGTTTACACCAAAACATATTTCATGGTATCTTCCTGAAGGAGACCTTGATATCGCGTTCTTACAAATTAAACGTGGTACAGCCTATAAACAAGTCTCCCACTTCTTTTTACGAGAGGGAGATAGTGTAAATCTTACAGGTGCTTACCTTTATGGAATACGAACACCTCTGATTAATGGAATGATGGTTACAGACACGACTATTTTACCTGTTTCACAAACAACAATTGAAGATGTCGAATATGATACAGGTGAGTCGATTTGTATTTTGGACAACACCGTTTTGAAAAATATTACATTTACGGGTGTCCAGAACTATGTCTACCAAAATAATCACACATTGAAAGGAGATTGCGGTATGTTACTAATGGCTAGTGATTCTAAATTAAATACACGTCGTATTTTGGGCATGCATATCGCAGGTTCACCATCGACAAATGAAGGAGTTGCTGTCCCAGTTTTTGCCGAAGATATCGATGATGCGATTGCGTATTTTAATCGTAATGACCGCGTTATAGTTAGTCAGCAATGCGAGATGACAGAGTTATGTCAACCCGAAGGAAAAGTTGCTGATCTTATTCGTGACGCTGGCCAAATACCAATTGGCAAATTAAAATCGATAAGTGTCGATGGTGTAGCGATACAACCACGTATAATGTTACCAAGACAGACAAATATTCAGCCAAGTGTGGCGAGTGGTCTTATGACTGAAAAATATGGTCCAACGACATTGAAACCAGCCCATTTGAAACCTTTTACCGACTCTAATGGTATTAAAGTGCAACCATTATCTGTAGCACTTAGTAAATATGAGACTCATCCAAAATTTATTCCGGAGCATAGTTTCAAGAAGATTAAATACCATATCGTTGATAGTTATAATTGCTCGCACTTATCCTATAAAAAATCGACGAGTCTTAACAGATATGGAAGCGGTTAATGGATTTGGTAGCATGAAACAGATTGATATGTCAACGAGTTCAGGTTACCCCTATTGTAAACGGAGCAACAACGGTAAGAATCATTGGTTCTATCGTGAGTTGCAACCAAATGGTAGTAGTTTATTCACAATGAAGCAATATTTGTCTGATCAAGTTGAGGATCGTATTCTCAAAGCTTCGAAGGGTATTATTAAGGAGACATATTTTGTTGACACATTAAAGGATGAGACACGCCCTATCGAGAAAGTCGAACAAGGGAAAACACGTGTCTTTCAGATTGGACCGCTTGATTTAACGGTTACCATGCGAAAATACTTTGGCTCCTTTATTGACTTCATTCATAGTTCGTTTTTGACTAACGAGATGGCGATTGGAGTTAACCCGAACTCGGTCGAATGGGGTATTAAGCGAAAACGCCTAACACGATTTGGAAATAAAGGTTGGGATGGCGATTTTGCTAACTATGATGCCAGTATTTGGTGTCAGATTGTTGATATGTGCGCTGAGATTATTAATGGATGGTATGAAGCAGACGAAACTGATAGTCTGATTCGTCATGTTCTAATGCGTACATTAGTTTTCTCGTACCATATTTTAGATGATATCGTTTTTCTACTTTTCGGTGGTAATCCATCTGGCAATGTATTAACGACAATTCTTAATGGTATGGTGTTTCAAATCTTGATACGTTTATTTTATATAGAGAACATTGATAAAAATCTCACCAATTATGATAAGAATTTAGCTGTTTGGAATTATGGTGATGATAATATGGTTCTCTTTCGTCATGGTTTGAAATATACAATGGAAGACGCACGAAAATTTTTTGCGCGTTATGGTATGACTTATACGCCTGCAGATAAGAGTGCTATCGAAGATGTTATGATTGATTTCGATGATATGACATTCTTGAAGCGTAAATGGGTCATGGTTGAAGGTGAGATTATGGCACCCATCGAGAGACAGGTTATTTTGGAAATCCCGCGGTGGAGTGAAGGAGATATCACAAATATGGATAATCAACTCCAACGATATAATGCTGCATTACTCGAGATTTCAAACTATGGTCGTAGGGAGTTCTATTCAATGCGATCAGAGTTTACACGCCAGATTCAAATATTAAATGAACTTGGCTATGCCATCTCGTGTAAGAAATTGTTTTCTTATGAGCACTGTTACAATATTAAACGCGAATCATCGTTAAGCGTCGATGAACTTGATTTAGCCGGTGATACTGCACCAGCTGGACATGCATCGGCGTTTGGTGAGAGTGATCAACTTAAACGATCCAGCCATGACACTGGGTTTGACACTCCCAATGATCATTACTCCGCAGTCGCAAATACAAGTATTTTACGAAATTTCTCAGCTCAAATGGCTGAAACAAATAAAGACCAAGCTGCAGAAGCAATGGTAACAGTCGAAAAATCGACAATTATTTATGATTCTGCTCAAGAGTTAGCTACGGTTGACTTTCGTCCCGGTTTTCCGACACATATGATATATCCGAAACCATCATTGGATTATTTGATTGGCCGTCCATTTTTATGGCGAACGTTACAGTGGAATACCAATATGACAGTGGGTTATTCGCTCACTAATAATAATGGCATGAATTTTCCATGGTGTGTGCAAGAGATTTCTGAAATTCAACAACTGTTAAAATTTCATAATTACTATAGACCCACGTGTCGTGTTTTGATTAAGGTCAACGGGACAGCTATGCATTTTGGGAAAATCGTTGCTTATTATGGTTGGCCTGATCCAGCTATGCAGTTTACAAGTCGTCCGATGAGCGATGAAGCTTACCTTAAGAGCTGTTATAATTATTCGTGGTCACAGATGAGTGCCAACTCAACTCAAATTACTACCATGAATGTACCTTACTTAGGTCCTTTTGATATGGTGCCAACCCGAGCTTTTGATCAAGCTGATATACCATGGCGTTTGTTAAACGCGTATTCGTCAGGTTATTTGGATATTCGAGTGGCTTTACCATTGCAGGTTATTAGTAATGCGAGTGCATCCATTGACGTAGCTGTATTTCTTATTATTGATGACTTAGGTCGTGTTGGTATTGCGCCGGGAGCTACTCAAGCTGCAAGAAGTGGTAAGGCAACATCTACTACAACAGCCCAACGTAAAATGCGCGCTCAGATTTTTGAATCTTTCATAAGTGACACACCTGCACCAGAGCGCGCCATGCCAGCACGTGCACGTGAAAATGAAACAGTTCAATCGGCTAAGGATAAAGTGTTGCCTTCCCGAATAGCTTCGGACCTTGCTCGTTGGTTTGGTGCTCTTACAAAAATTCCATTTTTAGGAACTGTTGCTGAAATAGGTAAAGAAACTAGTAATCTATCAGCTACTATATTGCGTGCGCTTGGTTACAGTATACCAGTTAATGTCGAGACACCATATCCAGTGGTTGTAAGTTCAGATCGTATAATACAGTATGATACGGTAGCGAACGCCATTGCTTTAGCTCCCGAACCAGCTCCATTCGTTTCAAAAGATATAACAGTGATTGGCTCAGAATTTAGCGA